TTCATGGCAGAATCAAAGTACACAATCGAACAGATAGAAGAGGAGCTTGAACTACGCAGAAGAAACAAGCCCTCTAATGAGTTGGATGCGATTGTTGCATCTTTAACTAACGATGAATCTGCAAGAGCAGAATATTTAAAAAGAAAAAGATTTCCTGATAACCCCGATGTAATATATTTTAAGGATGAAGATAACGACCTATCTTACATTGATCCAATTACAAGAAAGCCCACCAAAGAATTCAAAGAATACGGTGACTGGGTAGATAGCTACGATGTCTTTGGCAAGATTGTTCCTGCGGTACAGCTTGGAGCAGAGGTTGTGGGTGGTATGTTAGGTCTTGAGGGTGGCTATAAAGGTGGTATTAAAGTAAAAGGCATAAACATACCGCTACCTAAAGGTAGATTGGGTGCCACTTTAGGTGGGGCAGGAACAACTGGAGTAGCAGGCACTGGTGTTTACGCTTTAAGGGGCGTAGCCTCAGAGCTTTTAGGAGGTCCTGAGCTTAACACCGACAGGTTAGCAGACGATCTCATAATGACTTCTGCTTTTGGCGGAATACCTATTGGCATAAGCAAGCAAGCCAAGATTATTGGCAAGTTTGGCTATGATGGTGGTCAAAATCATTTAAGTTTAATTATGGAAGCTGCTCGTAACACAGACAATCAAACAGCAAGAAAATTAGCGAAAGATGAATTTGGCATTGATCTTACCGTGGCTGACATAGAATATGGAAAAAACCCATCAACCTTAGTACAACTCCAAAATCACCTTGCTAGGGGCAAGGAGGGTTACAGATTAAATGATTATTACGAATCTACTACCGCACAAATTAATGAAGCAATAGACACCTATTTATCAGAGTTACAAGCAGGAAAATATGTTACAGGCAAAAAAGCTGAAGCTTTAACGGGTGAAGCCGACCCCTACCCAATTGAAAATATAAAAAATCTTTCTGAGTCTGTTATTCAACAAATGGCTAAAAACAAACAAAGAAGATATGAGAAACTTTTAGCAGAGGCTAATTCAGAAACTAAGCCATACTATTCTGTGGATGGCGTTCAAGTAGACCCAGTGCGTCAGGCAGAGATAGAAGATTTGGTTTTAGGTTTAGATGAGAAGTCTAAACAGGCATTTTTAAAACAAAATAATTTAATTGCAGAAGATAAATTAATTGAAATAGATGTTAGCCCAATAATTAAAAAATTAGATGATGAAATAGCAAACACAAAAAGCCAAGCACTTAAAGATACTTTAGAAAAAATAAAAAACACTTTTTACGATGGCGAAGAATTAAAAAGAACCCTCTATGACTTAGATCAAGTAAAAAAAATTGATTTAGATAATTTAGCCACAACAAATGTAAAAGATGGTGCTTATCAAAAATCTAAGTTGCCTTATAGTTACAAAGAAGATTTAAACCAATTGCTAAAAGCACATTCAGAAAAGTACCGATTGGCTAATAGTGTATATGATCCAACCAAGCCACATACTCAGGTATTAGAAAAAAGCATTGTTGGCGTGCTATCAAGAGTTATTGGGGATGACACTAAAGTTGCAAAAACTTTGCAAAGAGTTTTTCAGGGCAACGCATCGCCAAGAGAGGTAACAGCTTTAAGAAGGTTGGTGCAGGCTAAAGACCCACAAGCCTTTCAAAACCTCAAGCACATGTTTTTACAAGACGAAATTGCCTTGGCAAAAAACATGCCACAGTTTATTCGTAAGGTAGGTTTTGGCAACTTAGACCCTAGATATGTAAACGCTTTAAATGATAAAAATAAAGCCCTTGGTGATTACACTCAAGTTGTAAAAGAGTTTGGTTTAAATTCAAGAGAAGCAACCTTAGCAGGGAACGCAAAAAAAATTGCTGACGACAAATTTGCCGATGCACAAAAATATCTTGATAACAGAAAACAAGTTTACAAAGCTTTGTTTGAACCTGAAGAATTTGAAACCTTTGTAAGACTGATGGACACAATACAAAAGGCATCGTTTATTAAAGCCAAATCAGAATCTGCTACTTATGGGTCAGGGCAAATTCGTGAGGATATTGAAGATCAGTTTAGAGGAAAAGCTGGTAAACTTGCCGATGCTGTTTTCAGTTTATTGGGTGTTGTGGCACCAAGAGCTGCAAGAGAAAGATTTAAAAGGGGTCAAGCAGATCAGGTTGAAAAACTAATGATTGATATGCTTACCACGGGTCCTGAAAACTTAGATGCGGTCAATGAAGCTATTAATGTTGTTTTGCCATACCTATACGCAGGGTCACAGGCAGGAGTGCGAATTCCTACAGCTATGGCTGACGAAAGAGATGATGTGGTGCCAACACAAGAAGATGTTGTTGAGGCTATACAAAAACAAAAAGACAACCTTAGCTCACAACTAGACTCAGCACTACAGAGTTTCCAACCATCAAACATCCCACTGGTTCCACCTGCTACTGCTGTTAGACCACAGGATATGTTATCTGAAACGATCTTACCTAATCCAAAAGACCGAGAGTTGGCTGAACGCCTAGCTATGCGTTCTTCAGGGATTGGCTCTTTAACTTAGATTAAAGCTGATCTACATCAAACTGAACATTCATTGTATTCCCATAAAACTTAGAAGTTTGTACTCCTAGATTTATAAAATACTCAGCCATCTTTCTTGGGCATTTATTCTTCGCACTAGCAAGTGCAAACAATTGATCAGACAAATGCTTATCAATGGCTATAGGAGTAATGTCCTGTTCAACTCTTTTTGAGCCTTTTATTTCTTTGACAATATCTTTAGGAAAATGTCCTGCTAACATGATTGTCTCCTAGTTATACAGCTTCCCCCTCTTGCTGTTGCATTACTTTTTTGTGATTGGTCTCAACCATTAAACGGATTTGATCAATCTTTTTTCTTCTTTCTAAAGAACAAATCTCTTGCAATAACTCGTAGGTTTTTAGATCGACTGTCAAGGTTCTGTAGCCCTTGTTGTAGTCACCCATATCAATCTCCTTTATGTACTTAAAAGTGAATTGTAACTGATTATAATACATTTGAACACAATATTAACACTTTATTAGCATATAAAAAAACATCAATAAAAGTGTTGAAAAGTGTTGTAATTATCTGACAATTTGTTATTATAGGTATGTAGGAAATAGTTCTTACACATTGGAGACACAATATGAACAAATTACTTCAAGACCTTGATAACATAAACAACTTTGACTACCAAGGCATTGCATATTTTTGGGGTCATGAATACAAGCATGCTTTAAGAGATGCTACACCCAAGCAAAGAGTTAAAATTCAAAATGCAGGTCTTAACCTAGGCATTGATTTTTTAACAGCAAACAAAGATGCTTGGTATCTTATAGCCAAAGTTTTAAATCGAGATGTTAATCAGTTGGTTGACATCGAGGAGGTAGCGTAATGAAACACTTTAATAACAGAAAATTTAGTTTGATGAATTACATGTGTGACATTCTGTTTGATTTCTACGAGAAAAATAAATTAGAACATATGTGTGCCTTAGAATCTCGAATGAGTGGTAACTACAAAACTGAAGACCAAAAGGAATGGTTGGAAAGATTTGGCGATGTTTGGGACAGAATTGAAAACAGAGAGGTAGAGAGAAGTGTTCACAAGTGTTGACATTCAATGCTTGTGAGAGTAAATTTAAGTTTGTTCATTTAAACAAGGAGAATCAAAATGGTAAGAACAAGAAAAGACGAGACTTACGATCAAATGGTTGCAAGATATAGGAAAAACCTTGGAGATGATATCCATGAGACATACACAGGGCGTTGTGTCCTTGGTGACCATGGTGAGTTCACATCTACCTTTGAAGGATTCCTCAATAACCCCATAGGTTGTAATGCTTGTATACAAAAAGGCATGACTGCATGGGATAAGGACTTCAACGAAGCATTAGTTTGGGAGGCAATAAAAAAAGTTATTGCAGATAAAAATAAACCTAAAGTAGAGGAGGCAGAAAGTGACACAGTATAAAGATGTTGTAGAAAAACAAAACCAAAAGCTTAAAGCAGAGAAAGATGCAAACACGCTTGTTAGCCTTGGTTGGCAAAGAGAAGAAAGTGGCAAACCTAATGTTGTCAGACACAAGATGTATCGAAATAGAATAGAATATGAATATTCTGATAAACGCAAAAAGCCACACACAGAATGGCTATAAATTATCCATGCGGTTGGTTTGACGCAGAACAATTACCAAGGGAAGACGATGAGTGATCCAACAAAAGATTTATACGACTACAAGGGTAACTTCTATGACGATGTTACTAAAAAACTTTACAAGTGGTCGGAATTAAAAAAAATATTAAAAGAAAGAAACGAGGGGGATAAAAAGGATGGTGCTAAAAAATAAACCTATAAGCTTTGAGCAAGCTTTGTATGCTTACAAATGTCATTACCAAGACATGTACAACATGAGTGATGTGGAGATGCCCGACATTGTATCTTCATATAACGATGCTAGAGGTGGTTGGTTTTTAAGAAGCGATCAAGCTGAAAAATTAGCTCATGTATTAAAGTCGGGTTATGTTAAACTAAACCATTAAGAGAGGACCCTAAATGTTATTTAAAAAGAAAGACGATATCTTGTTAAACACTAGCAAGATGACAGCCAGTGAAGTGATAGAAACTTACGCTAGGCTCAACCTGTTTCAAAAGGCAGGACTGCTTAGGCTATTGGTTAGAGATGTGATCTTTGAACACAATGATGAGCAGATCAGTGGACTGGAGTTCAACAGCATTGAAGTAGACGGAGCTATTATTACAGCTAAATCAGAAGATTAGAGGCGGTTGGTTATTTTGCCAACCCTTCTCATGGTCATAAACTTCCACAGTTCAGGTATGGGTCTGAGATCGTTGTAAGCCATAGCAACACTAGGACCACTACCAAAATCTACATCTTGAGCTTTCTCTAAAAATTCTTTTCTGCCTATCCACCCTGCAACCATAACTGAATCGGGTATATCGTGTGGTGTGACAAGAATGGCTACATCAGCCTTGAAGTATTTCTTTTGTTTAAATAACAAATGCCCTGCTTGGGTAAAGGTAGCCTTCACATCAAAGGACACATCGTTGTCCCACATGTCAATGTTCATATCAATGCCACCCTTATGGATGTCGTGATCTATCTGAAAGATTCTAGCTACAGCTAACTCACCTTTCACACCCAAGAGATCAATGTCGTGATCGGTGCGAGACTTGTCTCTTCTTTGATTCGCAACACCACTGGCTCTTGCCAACTGCCAACGCAAAGATGCTGCTTGTTCGCATTCTGATAAATCCTGTCTTGAAAATCTTACTATCATAATAATCCTTTTCTTTTTTTATAAGCATGAATGCCAACTCTAAACATGGTTCTAGCTGTGTCATTCGGTAAGTCGTGATATGCCAAGTTTAATAACCTGTTTGAAAGCATATACATACGCTGAGGCAACCACGCCACTGCAAGGTGGGTGATTGTCTCAATGCGTTTGTCCTCAAAGCCATATTCTCGTAAAAAGTCCTCTCTTTCTTTTTGAGTGTTAAACTCTGAAGCTTTACCTGCCCAGTAAATATGATCGTGAATGGGGCGAGGTAAACTTTTAGCCAATTACAAATCCGAAAGTTTAATTGGCACAATCTGATTGTGTAAATTGTATGGTGTGTAAATACCTGTCTGCTCACACTTCAATAATAAATCCAGTGCTTGTTCATTCAGAGATCGACCATACTCAACAGCCTCAGGCTCCAACTCATAAACCACATATGGATATGGATGAGTCTTTTCTATTGCAAGAAACTGGAACCTATCAACCTCAGTCAAACCTACATTTTTAGCGGCATCAAGATAGAAAGCTGCCTGTTGATGATAGCCAAATGTTTTAACTGAATGTTTAAAGGCTCTTGGTGAAGCGTCACGACAGGTTTTAAGATCAACAATCACATTGTCTTGCAACATATCAAAACGAGCCTTACACAGATGTCCAAAGTAATCGAAGACCACTGATAGCTCAGTCTTATCCTCGCCTCTTGGTTTAAATGCATCAAGAACTTCACAGCGAGCTACACAAGTGTCATACAAATCTTGTGTGATAACGCTACGGTTACCAACAGAAGAAAGAAAGTCTGCGTACTCTTCTTTGCCTGCCTTGGTTCTTTTGTCAACCTGTGGTGCTATGACGAACTCATCGTCAAACACATGAGGTTCTAAAAATAAACAATGTTGTAATCTACCCTCAACAAAAAATGAAGCCTCACTGTCAGGCTTGACTTCATATTTATATTTATAAGGGTCTTTCATGATGGCTGAAAGATCATGTGATCTAAAAGCACCAAGATCATTGTATTCAGGGAAAGGCATGTCGTCATACACTCCCTCTTCGTAAACCACGACATCGAAGCGTGGTTCAAAATCTATTACATCACCCATGGTATAAAAGGGGGGCTACTAAATCTATTTGTTATGGAGAATCAAATATGAAATATATATCATGACCTAGTAGCCCAAACCGTTAAAACGGGATTTGTTCCTCGATTGATTTTTGACTGTCAGCCAAGTTATCAAGAGAAGAAAACTCTGTTGACTCGTCTTTTTGGTATTTAGCACTTTCAGCTTTGTTAGATGCTACCACCTCAAAAGATTCATCGATCTTATTTTGAACCCATTCAGGTAAATTTACAAACACATCGCACATTTCTTTGTTGTCTTTTGCATACTCATCAACATCGAAAGCTACTTGCTCGTTAACTGTTGCAACTTTTTGTACACCACCTTCAGGGTGATAGACAGCAGTTACTTTTGGATTACCACCTGAAGTGTATTCAACTTCAAGTTCACAAGTGCATCCTAAGATGTTGGTTAAATCAAAACCTTTAAGCTCATCATCGGTAAACTTTTTATTACGCCATGCACATAAATGTAAAAACAAAGCAGACTTTTCATTTAAAGAAAGTGTGTATTGTTTCATGATTGAGAAAGGTTTGCCGTCTGACATCTTCTCATCTAGTTCCCAGTATAAGAATACACTGTGACGCTTTTTGGTTTCACCCTCATAGGTTTCATTGTGTGTTCCCACATCAACAATTCTATAACAGGTTGCTTTGTATCTACCCTTGGCAATGGTTTCGTAACCACCGTTACCAGTTTCGCTTATTGTTAAAGCCATATTTTTTCTCCTCAATAAAAATAATTATTGTTTATTTATTCCAAACAAAGTATATTGTAAGGTATTCAACACAACATAATATAGAAGTTTCACAGAGAGGGCAAGTATGGGAATCAAAAATATTAAAGGCGGAGGCAAGGAGTATGAGAAACCCTTGACCATGGAGTCAATGGGTAAGTTCACAGAGTTCTTAAAAAAACATGGATTTGAACCAAAACATGACACACTGGAACCTAACCCCGAAAAGCCACAAAGAGCTTACACGGTGGTTAATAACAAAAGAGCTATGTCAGGTTACTATGCTTACTATGATAACTTTGGCACACCTATTGGCTTTGCCTCTGACTATCGAACAGGACAAACTCATAACTTTAAATTATCTTCACGGAAATCTTCCGAGGTCAACTATGAGGCACTGGAGAAATTTAGAGAACAGGCAAGACAAGACCAAGAACAAAAACATTTAAAGGTCGCAAAGAAAGCCAAAATGATTTGGGATGCAGGTAAACCCTGTGACTCACATCCATACTTAGATTCTAAAAATGTACGCTCACACAACTTGAGAGAACACAATGGCAAGCTCTTGATACCCATCATTGATGAGAAAGGCAAGATGTGGTCCTTGCAGACGATCATGCCTGATGGATCGAAACGCTTTCTTGCAGGTGGTCGAACAGGGGGTTGTTTCTTTTTAATAGGTACACATTTAATAAAGGAATCTAAAAAGATAGGATTCGGTGAAGGTTACGCAACTTGTGCGACTATCTTTGAAGATCAAAACATTCCCATGGTGGTTTGTTTTAATGCAGGAAACTTGTTATCTATTAATACCAAGTTCATGGAATCCATTCCAAACAAAGAGTTTATTATTTATGCAGATAATGATGCCAATGGTATTGGTGAGAAGAAAGCAATAGA